CCGGCAATGATGTCTAGGTTGATGTTGATGAGCCCGGTTGGGTCGGTGACGCGGCCGGTCAACTCGTTAACGTCAATGCCCTCCATCAGAATCCAGCGGCGCAGGCGGTTGGCAAACTCCTCGACCTGCGTCTCCAGCTCCGTGCGGGCGGTCGGGTCAGTGGGCAGCTCGTAGCCATCTTTGGTGGAGATCACGCGGCCGGGGTCGGTCAAATTCCAAGCGGCCTCGCCGGCGGCGGCGAAGATCTTCTCCAGGTCGAGCAGGCGGTTGAAGACAGAGCGCAGCCGGGGTTTGCCTACCAGGTCGCTGGTCAGTGGCTCCTCGACCACATGGACACAGCGCGTCCAGTGCGCCGTGATGGTCTCCTGCTCTGTCCCTTCCGGCCCTATCACCTTGAGGTTGTAGCTCAGGGGGTGGCCATAGCGGGCGCTCTGGCGATCGGTCTCATACATGCCAATCTGAGCATCGCCCTGGCCGAAGATGGAGACATACATCAGCCCATCGGGCCGCACCTTGCCGGCCAAGGCCTCATCCGGGCGCTTGCCATCGGCTAAGCCCAGATAGAGCACGGCGTATTCGCCCAGGCCCAACACCCGGTCAAGGCGGTGCAGGTAGCTCAATAGCCCCTTGCCTCCTAGGCCGGTTGTGGCCAACGTCTGCCACGCCTTGCAGAAGGGGGTATCCATGTTCGCCGTCTTCTCATCCGCCCCGTCATAGGGTAGGGGTGGCTTGCTCCAGCTCTCATCCGCCGGCGCATCGACCAGGCGCTCGGCAATGTCCCCGCGGGCATAGCGCCCGGCGAAATCGTCCCAACTGAGCTTCCGTGGGTAGCCGGCGGTGTCGTAAAGGTCGCGGTCACCGTTGAACTGGTAGCCCAAGCCGCGCGCCAAGTTCATGCGGTCGGTGAGGAAGCTATTGGCCGCGAATTGCCGCGTGACGATAGCCGTCACCAGGTCACGCAGTTGTTCGTTGGTTGGCTCGCTCACTGGTTGGCCCTCTGCATCACCTTGGCCGTCTTGCGCCCCGTCACGCCGGCGAACTCGCGGGCGATGTTGGCCAGGGCAAAGGCGTCGGCGCGGTCGTCATGCATCCCTTCCGGCGCCCGCAGGCTGCTGCCTTCAATACTGGTTACCTGCATGTAGGTCTCGAACGAATGGACCATGATCTCCTCAGTGCGAAAGCTTTCGGCCAACGTGCTGTACAGGGTGGTTTTGCCCAGACTGTTGTCATTCCAGCCCGTCTTGCCATCGTGGCCACTAACCAACAGCCGCTTGTTGTAATTGTCTTGCAACCACAGGATCACCGCGTGCCCGTGGTTGTTGCGCTCGACAAGGATCGGCGCCCCGTTGTAGTACCGGGAGAGATCCGCACAATAGGCCGCCGTCACATTGGGCTGATACTTGCCGGCCAGTGCGGCGACCTCGTCGCCGGTCTCCTTGTCTAGCACGGCGATGGCGCTGTCGTCGCTGGTTGGGTTGCCCTCGGCAGTGTCGCAACCAACCACATATTGCCGGCCCCGATATGGCGGGCTGAAGACCTGGAGCGCCTCGATCGGTGGCGCATCTGCCGGCAAGGGCAAGGGCGCAAGCTCCTGGTAGCAGCGCTCGATCCACAGCATCGGGATGCGCTTGTCCAGTGACCGGGGAGCGAGCGATTCGGTATCGGTGGCCGGGTACTGTTCATACAGGTCATCTAAGCTGCCGGTACGCGACAAAATGTCAATCCGTTGCCGCTCGTACCACGCCTCATCACGGTCTGGGTGGACATGCCAGGGCAGAAAGATGGAGACCCACCCATTCTGCTTTTGCTTAGCCCCCCGATAAATAGCCTTGAACTCTGACAGGGGCCTGGTCTTATCGACCCGTGAAAGCAGGATCATCTTGCCCCCGTTATCAATGGTCGGCTTGACGGCCCGCATGAGCTTATTGAGATCCGGTGACAGGTCCGCTTCATCCACAATCGCCAGAGTCGAGGTGTACGAATCACCAGCTGACGTAGGGAACGCTCTAACTACGCTGCCATTGCTCAGCGCCCACTCGTGGCCGCTATCGACAACTGCCGTATGCCCACTGCGCATCCACTCTGGCAACTGGCGATACATACCCCGCAAGCGGTCCTGTCCCAACAGATACAGCGCTTCGGTATCGCGCCGGCTAAACAGACTCACGGAAGCAATCGGTCGAAAGAGTACCTGCCACAAGGCATAAGCCAGACAACTCCACGACAACCCGATCTGCCTAGCCTTGAGGATGACTGTCAACTGGTTGCCATGGATCAGCTGCAAAGTCTCTTTTTGTGCTGGCCACAAGTCGAAAGGAATCCAATCGCTGGTCACGGAGTCATAAATCTGGCAATAGTTGTCAGCGAAGTAGACCGGATCAGCGTAGCAGCGCCCTAGCTCTTTGGCTCGCTCCGGGGTGAGGATTGCTTCAGTTTCTCTGCTTTCCTGCGTTCCCATGCCTTCTTTATGCCCTCGGATCTCTTCGCCAATGTCTCTAGAGAAGGATTCTTGCCAAATCCTTCGGGCTTTGGTCTACCCTTGAGCGTCTTCGATATCTTTTGCTTGTGCTCCTCAGAGATAACCTTCCCCTTTTGGATCTCAGAGATCAACTTCTTGGTCTCCTCAGAATGAGTCAGCCCTTTGTGCGACTCCGATATCTTGCGCCTGGTCTCCTCGGATGGCGACTGGGTAGTTCTACCAGTCAAGGTCTGCGATATCTTCGCTCTGGTCTCTGGTGCAGGCGTTCCACGCTTGAATCCTACCGCTTTCCCTTTTCGCCCAATCGATATGTTTTTGCGCCGTTCACTGTTGTGAGATCGACCAGTGAGCGAAGCCGCTATCTTGCGCTTGACATTGGCAGAAAACTTACGTCCACGCCCCGCTGCGGATTGCTTGGCTCTTGATTCCGGCGTCACGATAGGGCGAATCGCTCGGCTCGACATGTTGTAGTCGTGAGACAAGGTGTCGAGATAGTACTGCTCTCGCTCGGCCAAAGAATCAATGCTTGTCACTTCAATGATTTCAAGCAAAAAGCTGTTGGCCCCATCCTTGATCCATGCTTCCTGCAAACAACGATTGACGTGTTGGCCAGCGTCAAGAGATCGCTGGTGCTGCGCCCATCGCCGCTCAACATTGATAGATCCGCCGATATAAATCTTATTGTCTGTAGCGTTGCGGATCAGGTAAACACCACAAGTCATTTAACACTCTCGCTTTCCGCAAACTTGCGAATCGCGAGTTCTATAATTGCGGTCTGGGATACGCCCAGCTTCTTGGCCAGTTCTTTAAGTAGGCGATCCGCCTCTGGCGACAGGCGAACGCTCGTGTTTGTTTTTTGTTTTTTCATACGTCAATTATACATCATTTTGACGTATGAAACATTTCAACTAGCTCTCAGACTCTTCACTTGCCCCGGCACGCATGGAAGCAATCAAAGAGGCCGCATCGACAACCGTGGTGCTCTTGCTGGCGGTCGCTGCACTAATGCGATCCAAGACTTCAGTGCTGGCCTTGAGCACTTCTGCTACACTGGCCTGCTTGACCACAATCTCGGCTTCCCGGTGAAAGGTCAACTGACCTTGCCGAATGGCGCTCACCATATTGCCGGCGGCGTCTTCTGCCACTTCGATCAGGGCATTGAGCGCATTCTCGACCGCCCTGCCCTCTTTAACCCGCAGCCACCAGCGCGCTCGGGTCGTGGCTAATTCCAGCGCATGGGCAATCGCTGGGTCATCCTTCCAGCCAGGCTTATGGCCAACCCCATGCCAGGTGTTTTTGGCGCATGTTCCCGGTTGCCGGAAGATCTCACGCTGGGGTAGCCCCTGCGCAATCCCTTGTGCCATCCGCAGTACCATCGCCTCTTTCGCCGCGACTTGATCGCCGGCGATGGCAGCGAGGGCCTGCTCAATCTCATAGGTTAACCATTCAGGTACATAGCGGCTCCGCATGGTGGGTCAATCTGTTCTCAAATTGTTCTAAACTTCGTGCCACACCGGCGGGCGACTAGCCCGCCATCCCCACCCCAGCCTTTCGATATGGCTACACGCAACCGAAAAGAAATAAAAAAGCGCCACTACCGGCGTTTGTCCCGGAGTGGCGCGTCAGCGCTACGAATCGATATTAAGTTAAGTGAATCAACGGGCTTGCCGCGTCCCGTCGCTGGTGGCCCCTCTATGTTCACGTTCGGGGCATAGGTCAACCGGCAACCTAATCCCTAGTCCTTAACTAAGACAAGCTTACGCCTGCTTGGTTCGGCCCTGAACACCACTCCCCTTCCAGTGATTTAATTAGTCGGGCAAAACAACGAGTTCCGAAACGAGTATGCTGCACCGAGTACGGACGCTCCGACTCGGTGGCAACTCGTTGGGATACTCGTTGCCCATTTATGCCATTAGCGTAGCACATTTGTTTTACGAAATCAAGCGGTTATCTTAGCCGGCGGCGTGCGTTCCTCTTGGCGATACCTACGCAAATCGTGGATCGTCTTTTTGCCGCGCCGCTGAATGATCAGGAGGTGTAAGCCGGGATTATAACGTGCGTGCGTAAATCCGTCTTCGTCACGCAGATCAATCCACTCTTTCGGATCAGACGCTGAAGCCGCCGTTTCATCGCGCGTAGTCATTCGCAGACTGCCCCTCCCGCGTGCGCTACTTATTCCGCTCAGGCGCCGCCATCAACCCGCCCAGCACAAAGGCGCCTGGCGTCAAAGGCTTGTGCGCCGGCTCAAAGGTGACCGCCACAATCCCGACGGTTGGCCCTTGCAAATCGGTCTTTAACCCAAACGCCTTGAGGTCAGCCGTATAGCCAAACCAGGCCAGCGCCTTGACGCTGATCTGCTCGGTCTTGCTCTTGGGGACTACCAGGATTTTCCCCGCTTCAGTGCTGTAGATGCGCCGGCCATCGGCCAGCGTCAGCAGCACCCGGAATCTTCGTTGGACCTTGGGCATCGTATCAGCTCCCTGTCATCTGCACCGCGTTGTAAATCACCCAGTATAATGCATAGACCTGCCAGAGCAACCAACCTTGCACCAACTGCGACAGTAGCAGCAAGACTAACACCCACGTACTAACCACCCGCCAACGTTCGCGCGCTTTGCCGGTCTGATCCATCTCTCTGACCTGTTGCACCAGGCCCGTGGAACCGAACCGGCTATCGCCGATGAGCGCCCGTGTGAGCGCGGTCAACTCATCGGTCAATGACTCAATTTGTCGCGACAACTCCTGCAGGGTCGCCGCTTCTCGCTCGCTCACCTCCGACAACCTCTCCATTGCGATATGGACCTGGTTGCCATGATTGGGGGCTTGGTCCCGACCGATAAAATCAGCGCCCGCGCTCGCATTGCCTTCGGTGACGCTGCCGCCCCCTGTTTGGACGGGCATCACCCCACCAGCCAGCGCAGCACCTTAGCTGTGGCGCCTGGCCGGACTTCGGCCACCACATCAGCGCGCATCAGTGGAACAACGCCACGCGTGGCCAAGCCGGGCTGCATTTGGCGCTCGACATCGATGTCGCCACTAAACTCTTCCACGACCGCAATCACCTTCTCGAACTTCACGTCGAGCGCCTTGGCGACGCCGGCCAGCAGCAGGATGGCCGCGTCGTAGTAGAACGCATTTTCGGCAAAGGTGTGCAACCCGCCGACCAACAAAACCAGAATCGCGAACCAGGCAAAGCCCGGCACGGGTAGCTTTTTGAGTTCGGTGTACATAGGACCTCGCTTAGCAGGAACGGGAGTGCAGAGTAAGCAGCGGAGAGACAGCCGAGTAATCCAACGAGTCGCCCAGGGCGTACTCGTCGAGCGGGAACTCGTTGGGGCATTGCTTAAGCGCATTGTAACCCACCTTCGCGGAAAAGGCGAAAAAGTAAGGGGGGATGTAGAACCAGCGTTCTATCCCCCCTTAGCGCTCATCGTTTCTAGCCTGCCACAGCTCATACATCGCCCGCACCGCCTGCTTGTGCTCGGCCCCTAGCGCAAAGAGCAGGGCAGTGAGCTGCCCACAGTGCCAGGCGATTGCCTCAGCCTTGGTGTCATCGACGGTGGGGAGACCGTCGATGAGGTCGAGTAGCCGGGCTTCGATGGCGGCTTGGGGGCGGAGTTGGAAGGCGGTCACAACCCCTTCACCGTCGGTGCTTTCTCGCCCTTGGGGATGCGCAACACTTGCTCGTACTGCCCTTCCCCTACCTTGACTGACCACCACACATCACCCTGTTTCTCATGACGCATGGCCTGCTGCCCGCCCACCAGAATCCACGAGGGCAGGCCCCGATCATCGACCGTTGGGCTGCAAGGGTAGCCGCAGAACGTCGGCCCCCTGTCCAGCTCGGCGGCGCTGGGGCCGGCTGGCTGCTGAGTGGCAAAGCCCCAGCCCTTGGCGGCAAAGTGGGCGGCGATCTTCTCGGCGCGTTCCAAGGTCGCAACAATGTCATCGGTGGCGTCGTCCTTGGTGACGTGGAGCGACACGGGCGCGCCCGATGGGGTAATTAGGTCTAACTGTGCAACTGCCATTCTATCTCACTTTCTGATCTATTTCTGATCCGTTTCTGATCTTCGTCTGATCCTAGCGCTGCTTGATGATCATCAGCCCGACGTAGATAATGCCGGCGCTGGCCGCCACGGTCAGAACAATCTGCCAGAAAATGGCAGCAACGATGACGCCGGCGACTAGGCCAGCCAGCATGGCCAGCAACCGCCGATGCGCGATGACCAGGCGAGCAGTGGCGAGCAGCGCACAGCCGGCGGCATGGGCAACGGTCAGCGCCAGGCCAAGCAGCGCGCGCAAGGCCACCAGGGCAAAAGCGGCTAGGGCATAGGTGGCATTCCGGGCCATTGCGGCCAGGATGGCGAGTGGGTTGTTCGTGGTCAGGTTAGATACGGTAATCATGATTTTATCCTCGTGTATGGTATGGACAGCCGCCGGTCATCAACCGGCGGCTGTCGGTGTTTTTAGTACAGCCAGGGGGTCACGCTTTCGGCGTACCCAATCTCGTCAGCCAGTTGGCAGTGATAGTTGACCTGCCGGAATGGTTGATAGTCGGGACTGGCGACCTTGGCCACGGCGATTTCCACATCCGCCAGCCACTCGGTCAGCCAAGCCGGCGGCTCAGCCGGCGCTACCCACTCCACCACCAGCTCGTCTTCGTCCGCCGGCTCTTCCAGATCCGCCAACCAGTCGTCAAACCAGGCCTCGCGGGCTTCGTCGTGGAAGGCGACGATTTCGGCATCCTCGGCGGCCACGAACTCAGGCGTCTGCCAGGGATAGGCGGCTTGCAACTGCATCATATCGGCGTGAATCGTGCTCATGGCCTAGCCCTCCAGTAAGGAAAGAATATCATCGACGCTCATGTCACCGATGCTCTGGTTACGGTTGAAAATGGCGGCGTAGGCCTCCCGCGCCGCCTGCTCGTTGGCGGTGCGCCCGCCCTTGCCGGCTCGCTTGGCCAGCTCGGCAGTGATGCGCCGGCTGTCGGCAATGATGGCCTGAATCTCGCTGTAGGTGGTGTCGTCGAAGTTAGACATTACGCCACCGCCTTTGAGTTCCAGGAGACAAAGCGCACGCCGTGACAGGCGGCGATAGTGGCGGCGGCCTCAATGGCCTCGGCCTCCGTGAGGAAGGCGGTCGTGCTGGTGCGGGTCTGGCGGCCATCGTTGCGCCGCCAGCGGAAGACGCTGCCGTCTTGGTAGAGGGCTACCCACCCGGTGCGGGGGGCGAGGTTCGCCCTGAGCTCGCCGAACGGGTTGACACGGGGTTGTTGTTGTGCTAGCATAGCGTTTGTCCTTTCAGTGAAGAGGAAGAGACACAAGGCCGGGGCTATTGCAAGTAGCTGCCGGTCTTTTTTATTGGCTCCGTCTCCATTCTTCCTGCGGGCTTCGGACCGCCATCGGCTGGATTA